CAGTGGAATGATGTCCCAAATGTCAGACTGTCCCCACGGAGAAGAAGAAATAGTGATGTTGGGAATGTGGACCACGGGAATGGTTCCGATTGCATTGGGGTACTCGTCAATCAGTTCGTCATTGACAAACTGTTGGACCATGTCGTCCGACAGAATCTCTGTAAACGTGTAGACCTGGCGGGTGCCCTCAGGAGACGTTCCCCAGAATCGGTACTTCAACTTAAAACGAATAAGGCGGTCTCTGTCATGAGGGTGGTATTCGGGGAAGCAGTGTGCTGGGTTCAGTGGGATAACCCGAATACGACCCTCATGGGTGATTCCAGCGGGGTCAACGTACGGTTCCTCGTACGCAACCTTCACAAAACAATCACCAGTAACAGAGGCCAACTGTCCCATTTCCCACAGGACATAGTGCTTTGAGTTGTGGTTATCCCACACGTTGTGGAGAAGGTGTGGAATAATTGCCGAGTTTTGCTCAGGGGTACGGAAGTGAATACCCTTGCCGAAACAGAAGTTGGTGATGTAGTCCGACATGGTACGGACATAGTTCATGTAGAACTGGGATTCACCCATCTCACGGCGGTATGACCAGTGGTGCCCGAGATACCAAGCCCACGCAGACGCATAGCGGTTCAGGCGTGGACCATGAACCTCAAATTCCTCGTCTGCAAGTTCAACCAACCCAAGAGGAGAAATAGCAACCGTGAGGTCACTAGATGCCGCCCTATAGGAGGGTGACCAAAAGTCAACTGCCATGTAGTAATCCTACTACTTACTCAGCAGTTTTTGGAGCGGCTTTCTTGACGGGAGCCTTCTTCTTTGCAACCTCTGCCTTGACTTCCTCAATAATTGCGGGGGCCTCTTTTGCGGCCTTGGCGAAGAAAGAAGCCTGACCTGGGTCACCGACCTTAGTGCTGGCGTATGCCAGACCAGTGATGATGATGGGCATCAGTGCCGCCTGTGCGCCTGGGTCAATGTTCCACTTGGCGAGGAAGTAAGAAGCGGCACCGACTAAGGCACCCTTGATTGTCTGGTCACCGACCTGCGATTTAACGCTCACTGATAACTCCTTGATAATTGGGGTTACCCAATGATACTACGTTTATCGGTGTAGGTAGTTAATCTTCTTGACCATGCCCACGGGAATCATGATTCCATTCCCAGCATGGGTGTCGTTGATAAGGGAAACCAACTTGACGCATTCCTTGTCCTTGTGCATCAAATAACCGACAGACAGGGAAGGGGCTGGCTTTGACTTGTTGATTTCGTCATGCCCAAACCAACCAGCCTCAATGTCAGAAGCATCCAGCCAAAGGACTTCCACAAGGGGGGGCTTGCGGGGGTTCTTCTTGGCAAATACGGCTTCTACAACTGCTTTGAAGTCTGGCAGGGATGACATGGGCCTAGTTTACACCGAGCATTTTACCCTTGTAAAACATGGCTCCATCGTGAATTGGAAGCATTTCGGGGTGAAATGCCCCGTCTCCCTCTTGGAAATAGATAATTCCTAGACCCTGTTGCCAGTCTTCCACGCAGGTAATGGGGCGCCCGTCTAGGTCCGTCCCACCCTTTGTAGACGGAACCATGCCGTCCACACGAGCAAGACAACCAAAGGAGATAGCCGCAATAGTTTTAGAGCCATCCCAGTCCTGACGGGTGCGCTCTGCCCATTCACGGCGATGGATGTGTCCGTAGACCACAGAGGTTTTCTCAGTGGAGAGATACTTGTGCGCTGTTGAGCCATTGGATGCTACCTTTGTTCCGTGAATGATTTTGATTTTGTTATTGAGCCAGAACTGGCTGGCTGGATAACCAGGGAGGTACTCCACGCCGAAATCATCAAAGCGGCACAAGAATGGGATGGACAGAACGGGCCACGAATCGGGCGTGTTGCCCTGGCGAAGACCGAACGATGCCTTGGCATTATCCAAGATGTAATTGGTCAGTCTGGCTTCATGATTGCCTTCCAGCCACACAATGCGAGCCTGTGGAGCGGCATCTCTCAATCGGGCGCACAGAGTCGTGAGAAAGTCAATCGTCGCCTGCGTCGTAAGTGCGAACGCTGGTGTAAGACGGTACTTGCCAAACTCGGGAAAGTCTGCGTTATCACCGTTCAAGGCAATTACATCTGGCTTTTCTGCTTTGATGACGGTGATGGCAAAATCAATAGCAAGTGGGTCGTGCGTAGACACAAGTGAGCCATCAATTGCTCTGAAAAACCCAGCCTGGATGTCGGGAAGAACAACGCACTTCTTCCACTCACTGGTGGAAGACTTTACGGTTGTCTTGGGAAGTTTGATTGAAGGGCCTTGATTGACAGGGTTCCACTCAGGACCTTCTGCCCATTTGGGGGAGAACTGGATGGCTGACAGGTCATGAATCTGCGCTTCGCCCTCTTCGTCCTTTGTCAATGACTGGTACAACGAAACTCTGCGAACAGAACCTATCTCGTTGATGTCAATGTTCTGCCGCTCCAGCATTTCAACAAGTTTGCCCAGCGCCTGAGCCTTGTTCTCTGGTGGTGTTGACAACTTATTGGCTAATTCGCTCACAGGAGCACTCCTTGTTTACATGTCGTTGAATTGTGCTGACACTGACGTCATGGCCGAAAGAACGGAGGACCTTGGCAAGCCACGTGGCACTGAACCGTTTTGCTTTGCCGATGCCTGCGTCTTGTCTAATGCCCTCAACGGCTTTGTCTAGCGCTTGTTGCTCTTCCTCCGTAAGACAGCCACGCACAATGATGAATTTGCAGGATTGTCGTGCGGAGGGGTCCTGTGGACTGAGCAGTGCATTAATCAGGGGATTATCTGACATACAACCCTTTGGTGGAAGTCGTGACCTGTTCACGAACCTTCGCACTACGATACCACCTACAACGTCAGGTGGTCAACCTGCTACTTCTTCAGATGCCAATCAATGTGGTCATCAAGGCGCTCTCCCACCTTGTCAACGCTGTTTTGAACTTTATTTAATTTAATCATTACAGCGCCGTGGTCAGCAGAGTTTTGATTCTTCATGTTTTTAAACTCTTTTATGGCAATACCGAGAAGACTACCCGCCACGCCAATGACAGCAACAATGATGGAGGCGATTGCGGGGTCCACTGCCTACCTACCACTGCCGTCTCTAAAGTGAGTATTGCGCAGACGAACAGGAACATCTTCTGCCCTACCTGGCGTATGGGGCTGAATAAACCCATAGCGGTTAGTGTGTGGGTTAAGAGGATATGCCCCTGAACCAAAATTACCCTGTTCCTTTTCGGTAAGAACACCGATGTGGCCTTTCTCCTGGTCAGCCCACCGTGCGTCGTCACGGTCCATATCAAAGGTAGGCGCCGTAACGGTATTTCCTTCGTTGTCCTCAAATACCACAAATGGGTGCGGGGCTTCCGTTCTTTTTTTGTTAACAGGCATAGCAACATTACGACCCTGTTCCAGCAATTGTTCAACCCGTGCGGCCTTGGTCAATTCACTGACACTAGGAGTAATATGAACACCTTTGTAGGGAATTACTTTTTCTTTATCCACCACCCCACGCATGTCTTCCTTAGAGTATTCACTCGTGGTTGCCCCCGTTAAATGCTGTAGTTCACGGGGAATATGGATTCCAGATGGATGTTCCTCGTACTCACCAATAAGTATTGGGGCAGTAGGAAGGTCTTCATAAGGCATATCGCTAAGCGTGTTGCGACGAAACACAGGATGCAAACCCGATGCCCACGCTTCCTCGGCATGAGCCCTTTGCTCGTCTCGTATAAGAGCCTGGAACAAATCAGGATGTTCTGCCGCAAACTCAGTTTTAATTCTTTGGGCACGTTGTGAAACATCCTGGGAGTAGCGCCCTGAATCACCTAAACAGTTTTCACGACACCCAGGAGTAGAACAACTGCCGCAAACGTCAACAACGCCAGAGGTTCCAGCGGGGGACAAAGCAATAGTTGCTTGAAGAGAAGCACGAGCCAACGGATTTGGCGACGTTGCGTTCTTGTTGGTTTTTGCGTTGGCCCGTTGCCGTGTGAACAACGTTAAATTTTGCCCCGCCCCACGCTCTACGGCAAACTTCCTAAACTGAGCACCAGCACGGGCAGGGGGAATAGCCCGTAGGTCTGCTTCAGAAACTTGCGCCAGAATGGGGTAGAGAGGCCGTACCATAGTGTTCTAACTACTGTATCGCACTTGATGGGTCTTAGGACGCTCGCTATTACCCTTGTTCTCAGCCTTGTAAGCCTTGCGTCCTAAGTTCCTATATTCCTTATCCACCTGCTCGGGCTTGTCATCCGAAGAGGTTTCTCCTTCTTTGAAAGACTGGGGTTTAAAGTTGTCCAGCGGGTCAACATGTTGTTCACCATCGCCAATCATTTCACGCTCTCTCCGCACAACAGCCTGAGTCCCACGACGTTGCGGAACATACGACCTGTCGTAGGTCACCTGCTCAACCTCTGGCTTTGCATTGGCAACAGAACGTGAGAAAGAAACCTGACGCACGGCCCTGAAAGGCTTACCAATAAACCCCTGACCCGCATAGGCAGGAGAAATAGGAAGACCAGAAATAGTAGAGGTGATGGAGGGCACCTCTGGCCCAGCGTCTGCTACGTTGGGATTTTGGTCTGCTGTAACGGGGGTGGGCTCACCCGCCATGGGTCAGTCAAAAACGACGGTTGGGTTCGGGCGGTTCATGTGACCACCCGTGTTGTACTCGTACTCAAACTGCGGCATACCGTCGCCAGCCATTGCACCCTGCACGAAGTCCGACAGAACGGAGGGGG